AATCAAATTATAGAATTTGTAGGTTTCCTTGAAAGAAACATTGCTATGAATGAATGGCATGTAAGCTATAACGGACTTGGATTTGATAGCCAGGTAACTGAACATATTCTACGGAACAAGGAACAGTTAATGGAAATGGATGGTGAAGAAGTTGCTGAATTTATCTATGGTAAGTCTCAGGATATTATCAGAAGACAATATGAAGGAGAGTTTCTAGAATTTAGTCAAAGAAATCTCCAGATCAGACAGGTAGATGTATTTAAACTTAACCACTGGGATAATCCAGCTAAGAGAAGTTCATTAAAGTGGATTCAGTTTAGCATGGATTGGAAGAACATCATTGACATGCCTATCCATCATAGCTCTGACATTAGAGCTGATCAGATTCCTGAGATCATAAAGTATTGTATTAATGATGTTAAGTCTACTAAGCAAATAATGTTCTTGAGTAAAGGACAGATTGAGTTGAGAAAGAGTTTGACTGAAGAATATAATATTGATTTGTTCTCTGCATCTGAGCCAAGGATATCTAAAGAATTGTTTCTTCACTTCTTGAGTAAACAAACTGGGATCAAGAAATTTGATCTTAGACAGATGAGAACTTATAGGCCAAGGATTGTTGTAAAAGACATTATCTTACCTTACATAAAGTTTAGTACTGCTACTTTTGAAAACTTACTTAAGAAATTTCAAGAAGTAATTATCTATCCTGGTGAGACTAAGGGAGGCTTTAAGTATTCTGTACAGTATCATGGAGTAAAGACTGATTATGGTTTAGGTGGTATTCATGGAGCAAGAGCTAGTAGACTTTATGAATCTGATTCTGACATGGTCATTATGACAAGTGATGTTATATCATTCTATCCAAATCTAGCAATTAGAAATGGGTGGGCTCCGGGACATTTACCTAGAGAAGAATTTTGTGAACTGTATGAATGGTTCTTTGAAGAAAGAAAAAAGATTCCTAAGAAAGATCCAAAGAATTATGTTTACAAGATTATTCTAAACTCAACCTATGGGTTAAGTAATGATGAGAACAGTTTCTTATATGATCCTGAGTTTACCATGAGAATTACTATCAATGGTCAGCTTAGTCTTACTATGTTGTATGAGATGATTTGTGAAGAGATTCCAGGAGCTATTCCACTTATGCAAAATACTGATGGTGTTGAGACCTTGATTCCAAGAAAATATATCAATCAGTACATGGACATCTGTGCCCGTTGGGAAAAGATTACTAATCTACAGCTTGAGCATGATACATATTCTAAGATTATTCTTGGAGATGTAAATAATTATATTGCTGTTACTGAAGATGGTAAGTCTAAATGTAAAGGTAGATTTGAGTTTGATAATTTAGCTCTTCATAAAAACAAGAGCTTCTTAATTATACCTAAAGCTTTGCATGCATATTTTGTAGAAGGTATAAAACCAGAAGAGTTTATTAAAGCTAACACAAATATATTTGATTTTTGTGGTGGTGTAAAAATAAGAGGAGACTGGAAGTTTATGGAACACGTTATTGAGAGTTCAGAATATGCAGTGAAAAGTTTACAACATACTATTAGGTATTTTATATCTAAAAGCGGGTCAAAGATTATTAAGACTAACTTGCTAGATGGCCGAGAAATTCAGATTGAATCTGGTCCGTGGATGCAAACAGTTTATATTGATCATGAAGAAAGACCTTTTTCTGATTACAAAGTTAATTATGATTTTTATTTACAAAAAATTAGGAAAGAGATTAACTCTTTAGAGCCTAATAAAAACCAACTAAGTTTATTTTAATATGCCAAAGAAAATTCAAGATTGTTCAAGAGCTCACTTAATTAGTGTGCCTTTACCACAACATGCAGCTAGTTACACTGTAATTACTCATCAGTTTGTGATTGATCATTCATTTCAAGCTTTAGCAAATGCGGGCTTTGGAATTGTAGAAGAGGAGTACAGATGTACTGCTGATGGGCAAATTGCTCAAGGGATTTATAAGTTGCAATACAACAATGATCCTGAATTATCAATGATGTTTGCTTGGACTAATAGTTACAACAAACAAGTTAAGTTCAAATGTTTGATTGGTGCTTATATCAACCAGACAGGAACTGTTATGACATCCGGAGACATGGGTACTTGGACAAGAAAGCATATAGGTACTGCAGATACTGAGACTAAAGCAACAATTGATGACCAAGTAGCTAATGCTTACATGTATTATAATCAGCTTGTAGCTGACAAAGCTATAATGACTGGTATTAGTTTGAATAAAAGAAAGCAGGCTCAGCTATTGGGTATCCTTTTTGCTGAATATCAGATCCTTACTACTGAGCAGGCAAGTATCATCCGTAGTCAAATGGATAGACCAAGCCATGTATTTGAAGATTCAAATAGCTTATGGGCTTTCTATAACTATGTGACTATTGCATTACAGCATTCTCACCCTAAGACTTGGATGGAAGACCAAAGAATATTACATTACTTTATAAGTACTGTAGGTAATTTTAGTGCACCACCTCAACCTGTTAGTGCACCAGTTCCAGATTTAAGTGCACCAGTAGAAGAAGAAGAAGAAGAAGTAGTAGATCCGTTGTATGTTATCCCTAATCAGACTAATTTATTAGATCAAATTGCAGATTTAGAAGCAGATCAGATTGATGAAGATGTTAGATATGCTGAAAATGATGACACCTATGATGACACCTCTAATGAAAATGATGACACTTCAATAGAAGTGACTGAAGCTGAGGAAGTTCCATTTGACATAGATGCTGATGATGATGCTGTGTTAGATGCATTACTAGTTCCAATAGCTCCCTGTGCGGCTCATGATGCAGAAACAGAAAGGGAAATTGAGAAAGAAAATTCAACGGACATTTTTCCACAAGATGAAATAGTACATTATACTGACCCAGCAGGTAATACTTTTGAAGCTCCAGTAGTTAAGATTGACACAGTTGATCTTAATGAAAATACTAAAATGGCAGTAATTGTATCAGAAGAACCAGTTTTTTCATTAGAACCTACTCCTGAAGATCATGCACAAATTGAAGCTGAAGAAGCTGTAGTTGTTGCACCATGGGAAGAACAACAAGAAGCTGACTTAGATCTTAAAGGATCTGTAGCTGAAGTTAAAGAAGATGACTCTTCTGATTTTGATTTAGATTTTGGATCTGATGATCCGGAAGATGATGAGGTTGATAATACCCCAGACTTCTTCTAAAGAACCTGTTTTACAGGGAATACAATAATTATCAATTAAGGAGAGGCAAAGTGCTTCTCCTTTTTTTTTATCTTTACAACTATGAAAAAACAAATTGAAGCAGTAGAAAAGTTCCATAATGCATTTGGACAAGACAATGGTAAATTTCCAAGACCATTAACAAAAGAAGAATTTGAGCTTAGACACAAGTTGATGGCTGAGGAAAATGATGAGTATCTAGAAGCATGTGAGATTAATTCACTTGTAGAAATAGCTGATGCTTTAGGAGATCAGATGTATATTTTGTGTGGAACAATCTTAAGACATGGTATGCAACATATCATAGAAGAAGTATTTGATGAAATACAAGCAAGTAATATGAGTAAGCTTGGTGAAGATGGTAAACCCATTTTACGTGAGGATTCTAAGATCTTAAAAGGTCCAAATTATTTTAAACCAAATTTAAAACCTATAATCTTTCCAAAAGAATCCACCCTTTAGCTTTATTATGTTTAAGCATTGAAGAAGCATCAAACTTATTATTTCTTGAAAAATCAGTTAAATTAGTAATAGTATATTCTTTTTTATCAGGAGATAATAGTTTGTATGTTTTTGCATGAGCTTTAACACAACCATCTTGAAACTTTTTCTTTTGCTCAACTGAACGGGCTTTATTTTGAAGAGTAACGTGAGGTCTTGCACCACAATTCATTTTTCTACCCTTTCTTTGCAGTGACCATAAAGCTTTAGTTTTATCTGAATGCTTATATCCTTTTAATGAAGAACTGATTTTAGTTTTTATTTCATCAGATGTTGTTGTCCCTTTTTTAGGGTGTATATCATATCTAATAGCTTTTGAAATACACTTATTTAACCATGTATTAGAAGACTTTAATACTTTAAGTCTTCTTAATACGGTTTCTTCCCAGGCAATTGCTTCTTGTTTTGTAGAAAAAGTCTTTCTTATTTCAAATATAAAAGCATCTTTGCCGTACTGATTGATTAATTTTTTTATAACTTTACTTGAAGTAAAGTATTTTATCCACAAATCTTGACTAGGGCTAACTTTATTAGCCCATCTTACACCATAATAGTATTTATTATTAATGGTGCATTTAATTAAATAAGTATAACACATAATACAAATATATGAAAAAATTATTATATAAGCCTTTATTAAGAGAAGACGGTAAGATACTTAAAGGACCTGGATTTTTTAAACCAAACTTAGCTAAATTTATTAAAGTTGACACAAATGAATCCCATAACATTTAAGAAAGCAATGCTTGATGCATATCTAGCAGGCGCAAGTAATATGTATTGTGGTTGTTATGAAATGCAAACTAAAGCTGACGCTAGAGAATGGTTTGATAATGAGTATGGACAACAAGAGTCAGAAAAATGTGACTGTTGTGAAGAAGAAGATGATGAATGAAATGGTATGTAATTAGAAATCCTCAATGGAAATATAATAATGAAGTTTCTGTATTAAAAAGAGGTTGGGGAAATGGTTATGTTGCTGTATCACCTACTCATCCTGCTTATAAAATGGATTATGATACATTATTGTATCCAATAGAGGTACATGGGGGATTAACTTATACTCA